TGCAGCTCATCGGGTCTTAATCTTGCCCCGATTGGAAGGGGGGTGGGGTCAGGTGACCGCGCTTAGGTTCCCGACCGTGGCGATTATGCCGAAGGTAAGGGGGATTGGCTGGCCGGATTGCGCGCTTGGGTCGAGCTGCGCTGTCGAAGCAATCGTTAGGCCCGTGCCCGAGGTCGTGACGGTCTGGCCTAGCATCTGAGCAAAGTCGTCGTCACCCATGTAGGTCAGGCCGAAGACCAATTGCGTCGTGTAGGGCGGAACCGATGGGTCTGGGTAGTCGCCCACATACATAAAGTGATAGGCTTGCGCCATATAACTTGCGGGATCGTAAATGCCTGTAGCCCTGCCGAAAGGGTAGAAGAACATCGAGCCTTCCGTGGAGGTCCACCAATAGGAATAGCCAGTGCCTCCTGGCTCCAGCGGGTAGACGCGGTTCATTGAGTCCGCAGACCTGACAGGGATGGCCGCCCCGTAACCGATAGGCTCAAGGTGGTCCGCCCACGTCCTGACCTGAAGCGGCGCCATCAGATCCGGGCGTAGAAGTAACGGGCCGTCGCCGAACCTAGTTTGATGCGATTTGCCCAGAGCGAGCCGGTGACGTTCTGGTTGACGGTGAAGGTCGTCGGGGTCGTGATGCTGTCGACGGTGATCGTGCCGATGACAAGGTATCCCCAGGTGTTGTCGTCAGGCGTGACCGGGAAGGTATTGCCGCCGATGATTACCGGGTACTGATTGCTAATCACGACAGGGTCAGGGTATGCGTAGGGGCTTGCAAGGTCAGGGCCTGCCCGGAGGGTGATGTAAGAGGTCTTCGTTACGGCGTCGTAGTTTGATGAAACGAGCTCTCCCGTGGGAGGGTCAGCAACGCCTGCTGTGGTTCGGTCAAGTTTGACCTCGGTGCTCGTGATGTAATCATCAATTTTGGGCACGAGGTTATTGAAGGTGCCCGACACTACCTGATAGATGACGCTAGTAGAACCGCCCGAAGTCCTCAGGGCTACGTTGATAATCTTAAACGGGTGGGTCGTGTTGATCGTTTGCAAACTCGGGAACGGGTCGGTCGTATCCAGCGTGAACCCGCTCGACGATGAGTCAAAGGTGTAGCCGACTCCGGGTTGCAGTTTCATCAGACAGGGGCGTAGACCGATGCGACGTAGCCTTCGCGGTTGAAGCGCAGTTCGTACTGGACCTTGTAGAGCAGGCCGAAGTCCTCGAAGGAGACCTGAGCCAGGAGCAGCTGGTTCTTGCTGCTGATCGTGAAAGACGTGCCCATGTAGTCGGGGACTAGGTTTCGGCCGGCAAAGGTTCCGTTGCCTGAGGTCTTGCCAACGGCGCCGCGCATATTGTTCACGAAGGAAGAGCTCGAAGTATAGATGACACCCGACAGAGAGCACTGCGGGGCGAGGTAGTTCGTCTTGCCGTAGAAGTCCTTGAACTCAGCCTTCTTGAAACCCTTGAAGGTGCGGCCTAGGGGGAGTTCAAACGTGGCTCCGTTGTTGCCTCCGTACTCGGCGGGGTTGCTGGTTCCAGCGATGAGCGGATAAGCAGGCGTAGCCACGGAGCCGGTACCGACGCCAGCGATAGGCGAGCCAGTGAAGCCCAAGCCTGAGGCCGTTTCGAAGAAGTTCGGGTGAGTCGTGATGTGCTCCGAGGTCAGGCCCTGCGAGCCGGTGATCTGTGGGTCGGTGTAAGCACCACCCCCATCAATGCCGACATAGTCCACGGTCAGCGTGGCGACGTTCAGCGCGTCATAGACTATGCTGTAACGATGCGCAGCACAGTTAGCATTAAGCGGGCAAGTGGAGCCGCGGTTGACGACTGAACCAAGGGCGGCGGCGGCGTCTGCTTTCCAGACGACCGTGGCCGTCAGGAGGCCGTAGCCGTCGTCGGAGATTTTGCCCCCTGGCTGTTGGACCGGGGTCGTGAGGGCGTTGCCGTTCTTTACGATAGCCATAAATTATTTGCCCATGAGCAGGGCGGCTCGAGAGGGGGTTGAGTTCATCCAAGAGGTCGCGCCAGGGTCTCCGGCAATCTTCTCAAGAAGAGCGTTTGTCTTTTTGGTCTCTTCGAGCTGTGCGCTCATGGCCTCAATCACCGGGTTGGGTCCGACGCCGATCACGTTGCCGAAACCTTCGGGGCCTTTGAATTCGGCACCTTTGGATTTAGGTTCCGCGGCAAGTTCGGCGGCCTTTTTGCTCGCCTCTACGGCAGGCGCAATCAGTCGGGCAATCACTGCCTGGACGTCAGCGTCCTTGGCTAGGTCTTCGGCTGCGTTCGCGTCAATGCCGGTCTTGATGCGGAAGCCGCGGAAGCCGCCGATTTCATTGGCGACCTTATCACGCATACCCGGCTGTTCTAGGAACTTGGTGAACTCGGTCTGCTTGGCGGTCTTGGCCATCTCGCGCTCTTTCTCGTCCTGCTCCCTTGCGGCGCGGGTCTTGGCTAGGACTACCGTCTCAGAATCCAGATACTTTGACTCGGCCTTCACGGCAAAGTCATAAGCCTCCTTGATATCAGCCTTTCGTTTCTCGATGGCAGAGCTGATGAAATTGATGGCCGCGTTTAGAAGCACCATCGGAGCGACAAATCCAAGGGCGATGTCCTTAAACGCGGTGCTGAACTTCTTCTGGATATCTTCCAGCTGCTTGCTGAATGAAACCGTGGCGGCCTTAGCCTTCTCCATGGCCTGCGGGACTTCGGAGGTGGTCTTGATGTTGACTGTCAGGTCTTGGGCCATGTCAGGGGGTGCTTTCCTTTGCCGGATTGGAAGCAGCCGCCGCGGCCTCCCGGGCTTCCTCCTCGGCCATGAAGGCTTCTTCCTCGGGCGACATAATCGCCACGTCCGCACCCTTTCGGATGGCCAGGGCGGAGTTGAGCCAGATGGCTTGGCACTCCGGCATTTCCCAAGCCCGCTGCTCAGGGATGCCCGACGCGATCAGGTTGGCCACGATGCTAAGCGGCCAAGGCACCCCCTTGTCGCCGCCCCCTGACTTGGTCTTGGTCTGCTCCCAGAACTTGGGCCAATCTTGCACGAGGATATAACCAGCAAAGGCTTCCAGCAGGCGCTCAAACTTGGCGGGGTTGCGCTGAAGGCTCAGGATGCGCAGCTTGTCCATCCAGCCGATGGCGCCGCCCAGGGGTTCCTCGGCGCATACCTGGCAGGCGAAGATAAGGTCGGCGGGCGTGATGCCGCGGGAGCCGGTGACCAGCGCGGAGTCGAAGGCCATCAGGCGCACGCGGTACTTAAGGCACCACGGGTAAAGAGTTCGACCCAGAATCCTAAAAGGAGCCGGGTCGACGTAGGCGTTGAGGAAGCGACGGTCCACTGTCCTCTAGACTGTCCCCCTTTCGGGGGTGTCAATTACGCGTAGGTGATACCTTCGAAGTCGACCGCAGTCACGGTGACAGCCGTGAAGCCCTTGTTCGAGCCCTTGTCGTCAATCTTGGTGATGACGCCAGAGAAGGAAGCAGAAGCGGTGCCAGCCGGGTAGGCCGAGGTCGTGTTGACCGTGAAGGCAAGGGTGGCGCCGAGCGTAGGGATGGACGAGGTCTTAACGATGCCTTCGATGGTGATCTCCGTCTTGCGGTCGTCGAGGCGGTGCGTCTTGGTCAGGCCCGTCTCGTCGACCACCATGGCCTCGGCGTTGAACGAGGCCGAGAGGCTGTAGCTCTGGACGAAGAGGTTCGCGACAGTACCCGCGATACCGTAGACGCAGGTGGTTCCGTTTGAGATGGCGGCCATTTGTAATTGCGGGCTTTGGAATTAGGCGGGCGGCAGGACCACGAGCACGTCAAAGCCGAAGGAAGTCGCCCAGGAGCGCTCGTCGATGCCCTCGTCTTCGGAGACCACGGTGACGTCGTAACAGGCAGCGTCGGTCGAGGTCACAAAGGCCGCCTTGATGCTGGTAAGGTCACGCATATTGCCGGATAGGGCGGCGCAGCGGGCACGGTGATCGGCGAGGGTCGTGTCGTCGGCGTTCGAGAAGAGGGTGATGCGGACGGAGCAGCTGAAGTTCCCGGCGCCGTCAGGGAGGTCGGCAGGGTTGCGGGCGGACTCGCAGAGGACCACGGCCTTGGGCAGGGTCTGGGTCGCGGCGTTGTCGCCCGTCAGGAAGGCCACGGTGGTCAGCCCGGTCTGGGTGGAGAGGTAGGTGGCCAAGGTGGCCTCTACGATGTGGCGGATGGATTTGGTTCCCATAAGTGGTTAGCGGCGGTTGGCTCGCTGGATGGTGCCGTTCATGTGGCGCTCGAAGCGGGCCTTCATCTGCTTGACGCGGTTGGCGTAGACGAGGCCAAGCACGTCGGCGTCGGTGGCGATGCCGTTCACGTTGCCCTGGGTGTTGGTCACGCTTAGCTCGACGACCTTCTCGTTGGCCGTGAGTTTGTTGGTACCCAGCACGCGGTTGTGCCGGTTAATCCAGGCTACGCTAAGGAGTTTGACGCCGAAGTCCTTGGGGACGCCATTGATGACAGGCTTAGGCAGGGAGCGCAGGGCCGAGGCCCAGCCCGCCTTGATCATGCCGACCATCTGCTGGCGGTCGCGGATGTATTGGTCGAGGTCGGACTTGGACTCGACGAGCATCTTGAGTTTGACCGGGCGCACGGACTTGCCGATGCGGCCACCGAACTTGCCCTTGATGCGGTTATGCGGAGGACGCAGCTCCTGGACGAACCCTTGGCCGTAGTCGGTCATGACAGGGTTGGTCGTGTTAAAGTAGTTCTTAGCCTTCTTGAACGCCCGGTCATAGTCGCGGTCGTTCGCGATCTTGCGCATGATGGGCGGGAGGTTCTTCAGCGCCTGAAGCGAGCCCTTACCGATGACCTTGTTAAACAGGCCGATGTCATTGGTCTTGGTGGCGTAGGCCAGCTGATTGGTCATGAGGGCGGCGGCGGAGTTCGAGCTGCGGTCGTTGGCCGCGACGAACATCTTCTTGATGTCCCCGGCTACGGCGTTGTCGCCCGCCACTTGGGCCGCCTTGGATAGCCCACGGCCTCCACCCTTCGGCAGCGGAGGGGTAAAGGTCGCCGCGTCTTGGCAGGCAAGGGCGGCTTGTTCTAGCGCCGCGTCCCGCATGGTCTGCCCCGTGTTGGCGGCGAACTGACGCAGGGCGGCGATGAACTCAGCCTGAGACTTCGGACTGATGCTGACCGTCACCACGGCGGATTACTGGTTATCGTCAATGACGACGAGCGTGATCCATGCCGACCCGGGCTTGTAGGTCTGGGTCGTGATGCGGACGGTCTTCCCGCCGGCTACAATCTTCTTGCCCTGGGCAAGGCTAGCGATGGGCACCCCTGCCGACAGTAGGGCCGCCGATGCCCCAATAGACCCGTCTGGCTGGCTCCAGGAGGCCGTTACAGCGGGGAGCCTGACCGAGTACTGGGTCCGCTCCATATACCCCCCTGCTTCGAGCACGGTCGAGACGGCGGGGTCGGAGATGAGGCAGGAGAAGGTGATGGCCCCAGAGTTGGCCGACCCGGCCACGCCGAAGTCCGCCACCATCTCTTTGGCGTCATTGAGAAACTCGGTTCCGTAGAGGCTCATCCTATACTTGCCCGGATTGGTAGGGGGCACAAAAAAGGCCCCCATTGCTGGGAGCCTTGTTTGTTTGCCTTGCGGCGGCTGATTAGGCCGTGGTGAGGCGGTTGAGCGAGGTCGCGCGACCGACAGCGGCACCGAAGAGCAGCGTGGCGGTGACGTTGTAGTAGCCGGACTGTTCCTGACCCATGAGGATCTGGACGGCGAGGCCGGTGTCGGCGTCGACAGCGTTGGCCACTTCGAAGCCCGGGATTTCGCCCATCGGGAGAGCGGAGGCGACAGCGATCGCGTCAGCGCCGCACGAAAAACCAGCCAGGGAGCCGGTGGACGGGAGGCTGTTCCACTGGTAGACGGCGGCACCGGCGAGGGTACCGATCTGGCCGGAGGTCAGGATGCCAGCACCGAGGACGGAGTTACCGATGATGGTAGCGTCGCCGAGGAGGCCGTTGGCGTAGGTCGGGTTCAGGATGAACGCGCGGGGCTCAGCGGCCTTGGCGGCGTCGAGGACACCCTTCGAGGCGACAACTTCAGCGTAGCTGAGGCCAGGGCCGGTGTTCGTGCCGGAGGCGTAGTTGCCCGAGGTGATGAGAGCGCCGATTTCAGCCAGGCACTTTTCAGCGAGGGCGTTGGCGGCGGTCGGGACGAAGGAGTTCGAGAGGAACTGCGCGCCGTACGACTTGACGTCGAGGGGCGAGAAGCGGGACGAAACCTTGAAGTGCTTCAGGGTGACGTTCGCGGCGGTGATCGTCGCGTCGTCCTGTTCGAGGTAACCATTGGCACCGAACTCGGTGGCAGTGGAGACGCCGATCAGGGGAACCTGGACGGTCTTTCCGGCGGACGACTCAGCGGCGGTGAAGACGCTGGAGAAGGCACGGAGGGAGGGGAGCTTGCCCTTGAGGGAAGCGATGACGCTTTCAGCGAGGATGCTGGGAGCGGCGACGATGGAGTTGGCCATAGTGTGTTAGTATTGGGTGAGGGTTGAGGGGAAAATTAGATGCAAGCCTTGATGATGGCGTGCTTGTTGGCGGCGAAGTATTCGTTGCGCTCCTTGGAGCCGACCGGGAGGGACATGAAGGTCGCAAGGTGGTCGACGGCTTCGGCGGTGGGCTTGCCATCCGCAGGGCTGAGTTCGACCGGGGAGACGCCGACGGAGGCCACGATCTTGGCGGCTTCCTTGGAGGCGCTGACCTTGGTGGCCTCGTGCTCGGCGACGAGGGCCTTGAAGGACTCGGACTCCTTGACAGCCACTTCGAGGGCGGCGGTCAGTTCGGCGAGCTTGGCGTCCTTGGACGCAGCTTCGACCTTGAGGCTTTCGAGTTCGGCAGAGACGCCGACAGTCATCTTCTCGACAGTGGTGCGGAGGTCGTCGCGTTCGGCGGTGAGGCCAGAGACGGCGGCGGTGGCGGCGAGCAGCTGTTCTTCGATGGTCATCTTAGATTTGCGGTTAATGGAATTAGAACGAACGCAGGGCGTCGTTGAAAGAGTCGGCCAAGCCCGTAACCAAGCCCTGGGCGGCGGCCTGCTTGCCGGAGAAGGTCTGGCCTTCCATGGCCTCGGCCTTCACCATCTTGCGCTTCATGTTCACGGCTTCCTTGAACTCGGCGTGGATCGTGTCGACACCCTCTTGAAGGTTGCCGAGTTGGCCTTCGTCGAGGCTCGTGCCTTCGATGCCAGCGCCCTTGTACTTGCCGGACTTGATGACGACCATCTTGATGCCCGCCATCTTGGCGGCTTCGGAGTAGTCAGGGATGGCCATGTAGACGCCGATGGAGCCGACCGTGGAGGACGGGCTGGCGACGACGCGGTCCGCAGCCGAACCAATCCAATAGGCGGCGGACGCCATCTCGGAGTCAGTGTAAGCGAGGGTAGGCTTTCCGAAGTTGCGCACCTTGTTGGCGAGTTCCTCGACGCCGGTGACCGTGCCACCAGGGGAAGAGATTTGCAGGGCGACCTTCTCGACATCAGGGCTGGCGGAGAACGCGTCCAGAGCCTCGGAGATTTCGTTCACGTCCACGGCGCCCATCATCTTCTCGAGCGGGGACAGGCCCTTGCCGATCACGCCGACGACCGGGATGATTCCGATGCCGTCCACGACGTAAGGCTTAGGAGCCACGCCGAAGAGCTGCGCGAGCATATCCGTGAAGCCGAACTTCTCGGCGAGGACCGCGTGGTCTTTCGCCTTGGTCGGGTCGATGAGGAGGGGCTCGCGGCCCGACAGTCCGTTGGTGAGGAAACGCATGGTCTTAGGAATTGGGTTGGTCGAGCTCTTCGGGCTCTTCC